CAGGAAAATTGGCCGTAATGTGGGCTGTGTGCCCAGCACGGTCAGCAGCGGGATCTAGGATACGTGGAGCGCGGCGGCCCAGCCAGCGGGCAGGGATGGCATCAGAATCAGGCGCGTTCATGGTCGGTGCATACTCGGCACCGATCCAAGTCTGAACCATGACACGGACATTAGCAAGCGCATTCCAAGTGACAGCCTCACACTGGGGAAGGACGACAACCCAAGCGTGGTTAGCTTGAAGTATAGGCCAGCCAGCCATTGGCCTGCCGACGTACTCACGCACGCCGGCAGGTGCGTTAGGCCCGTTCCAACCGTCGGCCGGAACAAGGGTAGAGGCAACGATGCGGTATGTGTCACGTCCCGCAGCGATGGCATATGCCCAAGGCGCAAGCGCGTCCCAACTGATGGGAGAACGCGGGTGCACAGGATATGTGCCAGGGTCGATGAGCTGCGGTGCGAATTCGAAGAATCCATTCTGGTCAGCGTTGTGCTGGGCATCAGCAAGGTTGAGAGCCGCACCGTCGGCGAGCTGCGCGTGTGCGACCCCGATGGCGCAGGCCGACAGCATGCGTGCAAACTGTCGCGCGAAGTCGTTGTCGTACACACTCTCGCGCATCGCATCCAAGCGATCACACGGAATATTTTCGCGTTCATTGTCAAAGTATCCACCCAGCACAGAGCGTAAGCGGCCCGCGGCGACGCGGTCCAGGCCGGGTACGTCACGGGTGAGTTCAGCTATGCGCCGGTCGACGCGCTGCGCAACACCAGCATCCCCAGCCTCGTCGAAGTCAGCAAGAGCGCCGGCACCATGATTGGCACTGGGGTCCCAGCCGATGGCTGAGCCACCGGGGGTCTCATGCATGAATGCAGCGTCTAAGACAGGGAGATTGTCGATGAGCGCAACCAACCACCCGCCCATTTTATCAACAGACACGTGGTTGTAGAAGTGTAGGATGTAGGCGGCCTCTGAAATGGCTCGGGATATATCCTGAGGTCCTTGGACAGAGGGCCAGTTGTTGCGTAGCGCACCGGCACCTACAAGCAATACTTGCATGGGTCGGTCGAACTGCCGCATCATGTCGGAAGCTTGGCCACGGACAGGACCACCTGGGCGTCCCAAGGACGCAAGTAGTGCGCATCCGCGGCGCAGGCTGCCGGGACCAACCATTAGCACACAAGGTGGGTCATAAGTTGGCCGGTTGACCGCTTCGACCTGGCAAAAAGGCATCAACTGATTCTGGGTCTTCACAGAGAAGGGTTGCCCAAGCGAACCTTCGAGCTGCGACGCATAAAGGTAGCAGTCGTCAGCGCTCGTGGGACGCAGTGCACCAGTGAAGTTCGCCAAGGAGTGGTCGAGGGCAAAAGCCACGAGCCGAGCAGCCATGTTTTCAGCATGGCGACCGCTCTTGAAGGCAGTGACGCGGTCCTCGTGGGTAGCACCAAATGAGTTCGATGCGTAGATAGAATGCCTTACCTGGTAGGCGAGCATCTTGCGCTCAACCTTTGCAATGACCGAGAGAGCGTCATAGGCATCAACCTGGGTAAAACCAAGGTTGGGGGTCTTCGAGATAAAGGTGTACACCGGGTCCTTGGTGTGCATGTTGATCAACAGGCCGGTATCATCGGTGCGAAGGGCAGCAAGCATGCCGTTAGGGCGGCGCCAGGAGGTGATGGTTCCGCCAGTCGGGGCACGGGTTTCAAACAAGGGCTTCGGGTACACGTCAGGTGTACTAAAGAAGTCATTGCCCAGGAGAGGCAGCGTGTCTGCCACCAGAGCAGCGTTATCCGCGATCGCAGCACCCTTGAGAAGGGAGCGGAGGCGGATGGGTCCGGAGGATGTGTTAAGCGTTAGGAATGTCATCTTTAATATTGAAATAATTACTACATAGCCTGCACTGGTGATGCAAGCCCATGGACTATTTCTTCTATTTCAGGGTGGCGTATAGTCTCTGAACTGCTTCAACACAGCTGCGAATTTTACAACGCAAGAGCCACCTAAGTTTTCCTTCAGAAAAACTGCACCCACCGCACGGGTTTTTACACTATAAAGGGCCGGCTGCGCCAGTGATACGTGGAACGTCATTCGCTAGGGGTCACTACCCCCTAGCATGTCAGTTCCATCATACCGCTGGTTAGCACACTACTGAACTGTTCTGAAAAGAACAATCCACGTTCGTGCTGCCATTTGCATCCCCAATAGCGGACCTAGTATGAACGCAGTGGTCAGTTCCAGTCAAACTTACTCATGTCGTGCCCC